TAATACAGGTGTATATACTGGTGAGTCAGGTGTCATCAAATTCGTTGGTGACGACTCTACAGTGGCGGCTGTTGCTTCAATTAGATCTTTCACAATAGACAGAGAGGTCCAAAGTATAGAAACAACAGTTATGGGTGAATCGGCAAGAACTTATCAAGCAGGTTTGACACAATTTTCAGGATCTATAGATGCATATCTAAGAGATGAAGATGCTGGTCAATCAAACTTTATGAGTTATGTTGAAAATCCAGATTCAGTTGCAAAGATTGAACTGTTCCCGTCAGGTGAAACTACAGGTATCAAATTAACAGGTAACGTTATCGTTACTGGACACTCGGTAACGAGTAATTTTGACGGACCGGTAGAATTATCTTTGACAATACAAGGGTCAGGGGCATTAGTTCGAACAGCAGTATAATGTTTCGCGTAAGTTCAACCCCTTCAGCAAAACAAGTCGTTGACGTCATCAGACGTGAAGTCAAAAAGGAACTTCAAGTGGTGGGAGAAATCCTATTGCAAGAAGCCAAAAGGACAACACCGATAGCAAAGGTCAATGGCGGTAGAGCAAGGAGGGGTTGGATTAAAAGAACAACTGGAAACACGGTTACGGTTGCGAACCGTGTGCCTTACATTGAGAGACTGGAAAACAATTACAGTCAGCAAACAAGAGGCAAAGGCATAATGAGGCCGGCAATCAGGAATACAAACAAAAGGAGAGTAAGATGAGTAAGACATTAGAAAAAATTGCACAGCATTGGCAGAAAGCCATTGCGGGTGGATTAACAAAAGTTAGAGTTGATGAGTGGGATATGGACATTTATATCAAAAGTGCGTATCCATTCAAAGACGAAAGCCGCGTGATGAAGTTACAGTCACAAGGCGAACCTGTTGAGGCTTTGGTTGAAACCTTGATTGTTAAGGCATTAGATAAAGATGGTAAGAGAATCTTTAATGATGCTGACAAAGTTAATTTAATGAATGAAGCAGATCCTTCAGTCATTTTAAAGATTGTCACAGCGATCAATACTGCTAACATTCGTTTGGAGGGAAAAGAAGCAGTAAAGGAATCACAACCAACCCAGAGTTAGGGTTCCTAATAATGTTGGCTGATAGGCTAAAAATGCCTATCGCAAAAGTTATGGAACTATCTGTGTTGGAGTTAGACTTATGGTCTGCTTATATTAAAAAAGAGCAGGATGTGGCCAACAAACAGGTTAGACAAATGAAAACGAGGAGACGATAGTGGCAACACAACAACTTATCATTGACGTAGTTACAAAGAACACCCAACGACTTGACAAGATTGAAAGAGCGTTGAACAGGACAAATCGTAACTTGTCTAAGACTGGAAGTGTGGCCGCTACCGCAGGAAAATTCATTGCTGGTGCATTTGCAGTTCAGCAATTATTAAGATTTGCCGGTGTTGTAAAAAACATAACATCAGACTTTCAAACGTATCATAACCAATTAAGACTTATCACCAAAGATGAAGAAGATAGAAACAGAGTTTTCAATCACTTGGTGCAAATGGCCAAAGAGAACAGGACTGCTTTTGCTGATACTGTTGATCTTTATTCTAAGTTAAGAGTTACAACTGAACAACTTGGTGTATCTGAAGAGAGGGTAGCCAACGTAACAAGCAAACTATCAAAAGCACTTCAACTTGCTGGAGCAGATGGTAACACGGCTTCCGCTGTTATTAGGCAGTTTGGACAAGCGATGGCTTCTGGTGAGGTAAGAGGTGATGAATTTAGAAGTTTAGTTGAGGGACTTGGTCCAGCACTTTCTATTATGGCCAGGGAGACTGGTATCAGCGTTGGTCAACTTAGAAAAATGTCGCAGTCAGGCAAACTTAATGCGATGGTTATGTTTGAGATGTTGGAGAATTCCACAGCCATTGACACTGAATTTGCGAAAATGAATGCCACACTTGCACAATCAGAAATGGCATTTGGTGATGCATTTGGAAGAGCGATAAACAAAATTGCAGAGGCCACAGGTGTAACTGAAAAGTATCAAAACACATTAGTCAGTCTTACAAACATCTTAGATGGTATTGCGGCAGGCAGACCATTTGAAAACTTGGGCCTTGAGGCTTTGCAAGCCATTGAAGACACAAACAAGTTAGATCAAGTATTAAAAGAATTAAACCACAGGATAAACGAAACCTTCTTGGAGATGGGTCCTACAGACCTACCAGCGGCAATAATGCACTATATCAAGACTGGTGAAAATCTTGTTACTCATAACAAGAAACAAGTGCAAGGATATATTGACCTTAGAGATGAGATCATTGCAACAATAGAACAAAACAGAATACTTGCAGAAACTAACAAAGCAATAGCGGACGGACAACAGGATCAACACATCAAGGATCATATTGAAAATCAGAAAAAACTAAATGCTGAAAAACAAAAACAAGCACAGGCGGATCAAGCGGCGGCGGATGCACTTGACAAATTAAAACAGAAGAATCAAGGTTTCATAGACGAAATGAGACAACTAAATGAAAGCCATAGTGACGAGATCTTAAGAATAAGAAATGAAAGATTTACACGAGTTGATGAACTGCTTAAAAAAGAAGTTCTAAATGAAAAGGAAGCGGCAGAGTTGAAAGCAGAAATCAATAAAGCATTCCATAAAGACGTTACAAAAATGGAAGATGACAGGGCAAAAGAAAATAAAGCACGACACAAAAAGAATATAGATTTAATCCGTTCAGGCAAGATACAGGAGATTGATCTTGAGAATGCAACTAATGAGCAGAAGAAAGAAATTAACAGAGAAGCAGGCAGAAGCATATTAGAACAAATGGCTTCAATGAACAAGCAGGCATTTGCGGCATACAAAGCGGTGCGTATCGCAGAGGCAGTAATTGATGGCAAGGCGGCAACACAATCAGCATTTGCATATGGAATGAAAGTTGGGGGACCAATTGCGGCCTTCCTTTTTGCAGGAGCGGCAATTGCCTACACGGCATCACAGATCAATGCCATTAAAGGAGAATCATACCAGGCCAGGGAGATGGGTGGTCCAGTTGTTCCAGGACAGACTTATGTCGTTGGAGAAAGCCAACCAGAACTTTTCCGTCCTTCAACTTCAGGATTCATTGAACCAACAACAGAAGGATTTGGCACGGCACAAGGAGCAACAATTAATTTTAACATATCAACGGTTGATGCGAGAGACTTTGATGAATTATTAGCGACAAGACAAGAATTAATAATTAGTTTAGTCAATAGAGGATTAACTGAAAGAGGCAGAGCGAGGTTAGTATAATGGCAGGAACATTTCCCACAGCAGGTTTTACTGCAACAGAATTAAAAAGCAACACGAAGAGTAGATTGACAGAATCTATATCAGGCAAGACACAAAGAGTTAAGTCAGGTGCTCAATATTTCAGTTTGAAATTGAAATCACCACCTTTAAACAGAACAGACTTCAACGCAATCTATTCGTTCATAATACAGCAGGACGGTCAGGTTGAATCATTCAACATAGTTCCACCAGAGATTAGTTCAACGACAGGCACGATGACAGGCACGGTAACAACTGCCAATGTTACATCAGTTGATCCATCGATGAATCAATCAGCGGGATCTGTAGCGGTTGGTATCACAGATGATGGCACACCGTCAGGAACATTGAAGAAGGGAGATTTAATTAAGTTTAGTAATCACGACAAAGTTTATATGCTTGTAGATGACCTTACATTAGCGAATGACTCAGCAGTGAAACAGATGTCATTCTTCCCACCATTAGTGACAGGTATCACAGGTGGATCAACAACAGTTACATACAACAACGTGCCATTCAAAGTATTTTTTACAACAGACGAATTAAGTTATGAAGTCCAGAAGAATGGCAAATACTACTATGAAATAAGTGTTCGTGAGGAGATATAATGCCAAGAGATATACCAAAGGCACTCCAAGATAAGTTAGCCGAGAAAAAAGTATTCGTAGCAGACTTATTAGAATTTCATTTTTCTACTGCGTTGTATTTCACAACAGCAAACATCAACTTATCATATGATTCACCAACAGCACCAGACAGCGGTGCCAACACCTACATAGCACAAGGTTTATTCTTAAATTACAAAGACATTGTTGAAAATTCTGACCTAAGGGTTGGGACTTTGGATCTT